ATGATCGATGAAAAGACAACGTACCTGAAACTCCCCCTGCCGCACCCGGACAACCTCCTCGAGGACGATGTGCTCCGGCTGCGTGAGACATTGCAGGGCCTCGACGCCAACGCCAAGGCGCAGTCCGACGACCTGCGGGGCCTGCTCGCGGCGGCCGTCACCTCGGCCTTTTCCCCTGCGGGCTCTCGCACAGGCGTCATCGCCAAGGGCGCAGACTACACGGTGCCCGCCTACACGGTGGGAAACAAGCGGCTGCGGGTCTACCTGTGCGGCCTGCGCTGCGAGGCCGGAACCGACGAGGCCGTGCACCAGTATCAGGAAGTGGGGACTGCCGGGGCCGCCTCGACCGTCATCCGCTGGCACGATGCGATCCCCACGGACTACGATATCCTTGTGGAGGTGATCTGATGGCCAACCCCATGCTCATGCGCGCGCTCGACGAAGTGCGCCGCTTCCTGATGCCCAGCCGGGGCATCATCATGTGGTCGGGGACGGCTGCGGACATCCCCACTGGCTGGGCGCTGTGCGACGGCACCGGCGGCACGCCCGACCTGACCGACCGTTTCATCCTCGGGGCGGGAAAAACCTACCAGCCCGGCGCAAACGGCGGCGCGGCAACGGCTACCCCCAGCGTCGCCGCCGGAAACGCCCAAACGGGAATCGGCCTCGGTACCGCCGCACCCGGCGGGACTGCCGGAAACGCCAAGGCGGGCATAGCCATCTGGAACTGCGCACTGAACATCTGGACCGGAGCAGCCGGGACCGGGATCGGTATTCAGGGTTCGACGTTGGATGGAAATACCTTGGCATGGCACAACCATGCCGTCAGATATCAAGTACATGCCCATAGCAGCGGAGGCATTGGCGGAGTCTGCAATGATGCGCCCGATGGGTGGACCTACTCTGAATATACGGGCAACTCGTGGGCACACGCCCACGGCGTTTCCGACCCCGGCCATGCCCATGCGGTCGGCTCATCCGAACACAGCCACGGTCACGACCGCCGCGCATGGGCACACCGTCACCGACGGCGGGCACACCCACACACTCACGGCGCAAGCCCTCAGCACCCTGCCGCCCTACTACGCCCTGTGCTTCATCATGAAACTGTAAAAGGAAATACCCCCATGAGAGAGAGAGAGAGAGAGAGAGAGAGAGAGAGAGAGAGACGGTTCCTAGCTTGGCGGGCCGTTGGGGGGTGCGCTGATGGCACTCCCGCAGCTCCTGAACCGGCTTGAGGAAGTCGTCCCTTCCGGCTTCATCGGCATGTGGTCCGGCTCCGCAAGCACCATCCCCACAGGGTGGGCGCTGTGCGACGGCACCAACGGCACCCCCAACCTGACCGACCGCTTCGTCCTCGGGGCGGGGAAAACCTACCAACCCGGCGCAACCGGCGGCGCGGCAACGGCTACCCCCAACGTCGCCGCCGGAAACGCCAAAACAGGCGTCAGCCTCAGCACCGCCGCGCCCGGAGGGACGGCTGGCAAGGCAACAACCGGGATCGGCGTCCAGAACGCCGCCCTCTCCATTTGGACAGGAGCCGCCGGGACCGGGATCGGCATTCAGGGCACGACGCTGGATGGGAATACCCTGCCGAACCATGGCCATACATATTCTGGCGGCTCCCAAACGACACGGGTCAGCCTCGATCAGGCCACTATAAAAACTGTCTCTGAATCAGCACGAAATACAGGAGCAACGGGCAACTCATGGGCACACGCGCACGGAGTTTCCGACCCCGGCCATGCCCATGCGGTCGGATCATCCGAACACAGCCACGGCCTCACCGACCCCGGCCACACGCACGCGGTCACGACCGCCGCACACGGGCACACCGTCACTGACGGCGGGCACACCCACACGCTCACGGCGCAGGCCCTCAGCACCCTGCCGCCCTACTATGCCCTGTGCTTCATCATGAAACTCTAGCCAGAAAGGATATTCTCCATGAAACAGCATGTCATCGTCGTCCCGTCCGACCGTCTCATCATCGTTGACGGGGTTCCGCTGCAATTCGACTTCCCCGTCCCTGAGAATCTGCACGCCGTCCAGTGGCATAATGGCACGGGCGAAATGGAATGGACGGACGATATCAACCATCCCTTGACCCCTGCAGATTATGCTGAAGACGTCGCCCCGTTCGTCGAACTTTGGGAAGCGGAAAAGGCCCGGATTGAAGAAGAGGCCGCCGCAGCCGAAGCCGCCCGGCTTGCCGAGTACAACAGCGTCGACGCAACCCGAATCAGAAAACGGGAAGAACTGGCCAAAACCTTTGCGGCGGCCACAGCTACGGCCCACCTGACCAGCTCGCTGGGGTTCGAGATCGACGCCAATGATGCCGCCAACCGTAATGTCTCCGGGCTTGTCACGCTCATGGAGGCCGAAGGCGCCCCGGAGAGCCTGCAGTTCTGCGACTACAACAACGAGATTCATACGGTTACGCTGGAAGACCTGCGCGTCATGCAGCAGGAAATCATAGCGAACGGTTCCGCGCTCTATGCCCGCAAATGGGCTTTCAGAGACGCTATCGACGTGGCCGCTACAGCTGAGGAATTGAACGCGATCACCATTTCTTTCGAGAAGGAAGCATGAGCTACGGGAAAAACCTGCTCATCGCCGTTGACCAGCTCGTCAACACGCTCACCGGCGGCTGGCCGGACGAAACGCTGTCCAGCCGGGCCTACCGCATGGCGGTAGACGGGCACCCTTGGCTCATGCGTGCCATCGATGGGCTGGCCATGTTGTTTGGCGATAAGAACCATTGTGAAGCATCATTTGATTCTGAAAGGCTGCGCCTGCAGGCGCCGCCTGAAGCGAGGTAAAACCATGAGAGAGAGAGAGAGAGAGAGAGAGAGAGAGAGAGAGACGGTTCCTAGCCTGACGGGCCGCCGGGAGGTGCGCTGATGGCACTTCCTCAACTTCTGCGCATGGTACAGGAACTCAAGGGAACCCTTGTCACGGTAATGGGCAAACTTGTTCCCAGCGGCGTCATTTTGATGTGGTCCGGCTCCACAGATACCATTCCGGCGGGCTGGGCATTGTGTAACGGACAGGACGGCACTCCCGACCTGACCGACCGCTTCATCCTCGGGGCGGGGAAAACCTACCAGCCCGGCACGACCGGCGGCGCGGCCACAGTCACCCCCAGCGTCGCCGCCCGAAGCGCTCATGCAGGGATTGCCGTTCAAAACGCAGCCCTTTCCATCTGGACCGGAGCCGCAGGTACCGGAATCGGCATTCAAGGCACGACGCTGGACGGAAATACCTTGCCGAGCCATGCACACACCTCTATCCAGCCATCTGAGTATAGAGACAACGGGTGGGGTGATAGCGGCAATATAACATTTAGAGGCCCTACACAAAAAAATGGTGGCTATACGGGCAACTCATGGGCACACGCCCACGGCGTTTCCGACCCCGGCCATGCCCATGCGGTCGGATCATCAGAGCATAACCACGGCGTCACCGACAGCGGACATACTCATGCCCTTACGGCACAGGCCATCAGTACAATGCCTCCCTATTATGCCCTGTGCCTCATCATAAAACTGTGAGGTAGCTATGCAGTCAGAAAAAGAAAAGAGCACTGAAATCCCCGGGTGGACGTATACCTACGCCACCACAGACGATGGCCGCAGGTTTCGGCTTGCACAGGGTCCCTGTGAGCATTTCCCCCGGGTGGAATATCTGGATGCCCCTCATTTGATGCCGAGCCACTCCCTCTCCATGACACATTCGCATGGTTTGTTTGGAAAATGAGAAACCAGCTCCGCTCCGGCGGAGCTTTTTCTTAAAAAAACAATAAAATCAACAAGAAACGACTTGCAAACCTCTCTAAAAAGAGCGAACACACGACCACTCCGAAAGGGTAAATCAAATAAATCAAAGAGGTTGTAAGATGTTTGAAGTTGCTTACGAGGTCATTGGGCGGAATGGCCAGCTGCTCTGCAAGCGGCGGTCGTTCAAGACGGAAAAGGCAAGGGAGCGATTTGTGGCCAGACTGGTCAAGAGCGACAACTTTTACCGCATCATTGCGTATGCCGGATAAGGGAGAAAAACATGAGCAAGCACACTGTCTGCCTCGTTGAAAACGCCGCCGCCCGGTGCCATACGCCCTTTCTGCGTCACGTCATCGAAAATATGGGCATGCGTGTCCTGACAATAGGCGACTCTGGCGAAGACCGTATGGAAATCATCATCGCCTGCATCCGTGAATCCGATGCCGTACTCATCACGGGCAAACCGGATACGGAGATGGCCGTGGTTGCGGGAGCGGCCTATGCTTTGGAGCGCCCCGTCATCTACCTGTGCTCCGCCGATGATCTCACCAGCCCCAACGTGACCGCCGCCGCAAGCAAAATCATCTTTGATTCCAGCGAGGTGCTTGCCGAACTGCAGGCAACTCTCCATCCCTGAATTCTGCCGCATGGTACCGGGAAGCCATCCCCGGCACCATGCAACAAAAAAAACAATAAAATCAGCAAGAAAAGACTTGCAACCTTTGGACGAAAGAGCGAACACACACTCACGGCAACAATGAATCATAAATTAAAACATGAGGTTGTAAGATATGAATCGCTCTTTCGGAATCGAACTTGAAATCGCCGGGATCAATCGCCAGACCGCCCTGACATCTCTGAGCGCCGTGGGCATCGCCGTGCATGATGAATCCTATAACCACACGACCCGTTCCCACTGGAAACTGGTGGGCGACGGTAGCGTGCGCGGCGGATTTGAAATCGTCAGCCCGGTGCTGCATGGCGAACAGGGGCTCACGGAAGCCATGACCGTCGCCGAAGCCCTTTCCGACGCCGGAGCGACGGTCAACAGAACCTGCGGCTTTCATGTCCACTTTGATGCTTCCGATCTGAGCGTCGACGACGTCAAGACCATCATCCGCCGCTATGCAGACCATGAAACCGAAATCGACGCGATCATGCCTCCGAGCCGCCGCGGCACGGCCAACTTCTACTGCAATACGTTGGCTGGCATTTCCTTCGGACGACTCATGCGCGCCACAACCATCAATGAAATGGCCAATATTATGGGCAGCCGATACTTCAAGGTCAACCTGATGTCCTTCCAGCGCCATGGCACTATTGAATTTCGCCAGCATTCGGGCACGGTGAACGCCACCAAGATCGCCAACTGGGTTCGCTTCCTCGGCCAGTTCATCGATAACTCCAAGGCCCGGAATACCCCGGCTGTATCGGCTCCCGTCATCGAGCACCCTGCTCTGCATGGGGTACAGGCGCGGCTGTCTGAGATGTTCACCTCGCAGGGCGTTGTCTCTCTGTCCGCCATGTGCGATACTTTCGGCTGGTTGCCCCATACCGCTCGGGCTGCGGTTACCCGGCTGCGTCGTATGGGCATGCAGATTGAACCGCTGCGCGGGCAGTCAGCATACCGTCTCGTGGGCGGGATGATGCGCACTTCAGCTCCGGCCCCTCGGGCCGAAAGCATCTGGACGGGGATCAGCGAAAGCGTCGTGCGTTACTACCGCAATCGTGCCGCAGTGCTGGCAACCGTCGCATAGGGGGATTATGAAATTTCGTACTCTTGACGGCGAGGTGCTGGAGGCCGACAGCTTCCGGCATCTTGCCGAACAGCTCTGGCAGACAAAGTTCATACCGGAGCCCACGCTTGACGAGTGGATGCGTGGTTCTGCAAAGCGAGCTGCCATGTTCAACGGCAGCGTCATCAGAACCGGTACTCCGGAGATGCACATCGAAGACCTCATCAAGGCGGGCTTCCTGACCCACCTCGGCTGATCCTGCCCAAAGCCCCTGTATGTTCAGGGGCTTTTCACGTTCTGTCTGGCTTTTTCGGGCGAAAAGGCAAGATCACTGCCCGCTTGCCGCTTCGTTCCCGGTATTCTGCCCGGAGCCTTCTTCCGCGTTGCCTTCCAGAAGCAGCTTGGCCGTCAGACGCCGGTTCAGACGGCGTTCCTCAGCCAGTTCAGCCTCCCGCTCTCTCAGCTTTTCTTCCAGCGCCCTGACCTTTTCCGCCGTATCCTGTTCGCCGGCCTGTCCCGCGACAAGTTGCAACAACGTCTTGTTGGTGCCGGCGGCGTCGCGTGCCATCAGTTCGACAGCCTGCTGGATTGTCTGCAACGGTACGGGCTGATCCAGCGGCACATCCTGTCCGATGAACATCGGCCCTTCTTCAAAATACAGCCATTGCCGTGACAGCCTTGGATACATCTCAAGAATCTTCGGCAGGACAGTCCATAGGTTATCCTGCCGTTTTTCATTCAGATAGCCCTGAAACGTACGTTGCGGCATGCCAAGGGTCTTGGCCATTTCGCTTTGCGAGGTGCCCATCTTGGAAATCGCAATTCTAACTCGTTCAAACAACTGCATAACTTTATATATTGCGTTTTAACGCTTGTTTTGGGCTTGACCATGCGCTAGAAACTAGCTAATCATACTCAACAAGACAATTACTCTATCAACGTTTTTCAGGTAGCAGGAAAGAACCATGACCGCAACGACCACCGCCGACCGTCGAAGGATTATCGAGTTGAAGTTGTGGATGGAAGACCACGACATCACCGTCAAGGCCACATCCGAATATCTGGGCTGGGCCTTTGCAACCACACGGTACAATCTCATGGTTGCCTCGGAACCCAATCGCCGGGAAAAGCTGCTGGCCCTTGGCTTTCCCTCCGAACTGCTGCCGCCACCCTCCCCGCCGCGGGGAAGGCCGCGGTTTCCGGGGGTACAGCACCAGAATTCCGCCGCACCAGAAACGGACCCCCATCCTGTATCTGACTAACCTGTTTTTCTGTCCGGAACCACGCAATTCCTTCATCGCAATTTGAAAAGGGATTTTCGCATGAAGTCGATTTCCTTGACCGCCATTCTGCACGAGCTGGTGAAGGACGCTCCGAGTGGCCTGCCCGCGAAGTTCATCGCAGCCCGGATTGGACGTGATTACAACACGCTGATGTCCGAACTCAGCCGCCAGCCGGGGCACAAGCTCGGAGCAGACCTTATCCTGCCCCTGATGCAGCTCACGGGCAGTATCCAGCCTCTGGATGCTCTGGCCGCGGAAATGGGCGCGGTGTGTGTCCCTCTGCCGCCCGCCGGCGACGGCTGCCATCCCGTCCACAGGCAATGCATGGTGGCCGTGCAGGAGTTCGGCAGACTCATGGGCGCCACAGCCGACGCGCTGGAAGACGGCACTATTACAGCGGACGAACGGGACGCCATAGCCGCCAAGGGCTATGAGGCGCTGGCCGCTATCGTGGCCTTGCTCAAGGCCGTGGAGCAGGGGGTGGAAAAATGAAACGGAAGGATTCACCTATGGATGCATCGATTCGAGCCTATTTCTGCGGGGAGTTGCCGTGCGAGAATAAAAGCCTGTCAGGTCCGCGCGAACCGGGGCATTGCTTCTTTTGCAACGGCTTTTTTTCTACTGCGGTTCACGGATACCTTGCCCGTCGCCGTGTGTACCAGCCGGAGAACCCTCAATTGTATGCATTTGGCCTCGTAGACGCACTTGGAGCAAAAAAATCCGATAACCATCTGGTCTATTTTCTGTTTCGCTCTTTGCACAATGCGGCCTACGCTACCTATGGGAAAAGCTATGCCCGACTGCACGCGCTCATGACGTATTGGATTGGGCTTGCTCCTTCTTTTTCGTGGGACACTATCGACACGATGCGGCCATGCTGTCAGTGCTGTGGCAGGAGGGAACCGGAAGGGCGCTGTGGCTCGTCATGCGTCATCGCCGCCAGTTATCTTCAGAATATTTTCAGAGAGGGCGGTGCGGAAAGCTTGGAGCTGGCGAAGCGCATCCTTGACGTCTTTTTGGAGATGCCCGGCTATGCCCGCAAGAAAAGCTACACCGTATGCGATAAAATCATGCAAACCGATCCGAGGTCATGCGTCGGGGCGGGGCAATACAACCGCAAGGTGTGCCACGGCATCGAGATTTCGCTTATGAGTCGCTTTGAAGCGTGGCGCGTTGAGCATGAGAAGAGGGCTGGAAACTATGACCCAAGCGAAGAGCTGCCCTTTTGAACAGTATCGCACATGGAGGAAGGTCCATGATACCAAGTCTGTTCATTGCTGCCAGTATTCGGCAGGCATGCGCCGTCCAGCGCCTGCAGCGAGCCATTCGAATCGCAGCTCCGAGCGTTCAGATTTTTGATTGGACAGCCGCGCCCGGCAGCCAATTTTTTTCCTTCTGCGCCGATGCCTGCATGTCCGCCGACCTTGTCGTCTGTCTGGGAACCGGTCAGGAAAGCGTCATTCAGGCGGGCATGGCGTACATGGCGGGGATACCAGTGCTCGGTATCCGCGATCGACAGATGGAACCCGGCTTCATGATGGAAAGCTGCGTCTCGCGTTGGGTAGACGATATGGCTGACGTCCCTCCCCTCGTGGCTCGGCTGCAGCACTGCCTGAGCAGGATCGAAACGTATTCCCCTGAAGCCGACATGGCCTGCCCCGACTGCGATCTCAAGTCCATATGCCGCTACTTCAGCCTCTTGGCGGACGAAGACAAAAGGAAGGTGTAACATGATGACTGCCGAGGAAAAGGAATTTGTTGACGCCATGCTGGACAAGTTGCCTCCGGTTATCGCCCGGCATCAGGTTGACCGCTTCCTTGGGGGCCTTGTATCCCCCTTCACGGTCAAGAACGCCGATTTGGCGGGAACGGGACCGGAAGTGGCTTGGCGCGTAGGCAACAAGGTGGCGTACAAGACGGATTCCCTTGTGGGCTGGCTTGTCCAGACCATGGGCGTCAAGCGTATTCAGAACCTCAACTCTCTGTAGGTCTGAGATGGTTCACGGCATCCCGCGTCGCATCCGGCAACAGATGGGCATACCGCATCGTCATCGTGATGGTCTTGTGCCGCATCAAGGTCTTGATCCTGTAGATATCGGTACCTGCCAGAGCAAGCCACGAACCGAACGTGTGGCGGAGCGTATGGAAGACAACGCGATCCTTGGGGCCGGTACTGTTGGCGTTCAGTCCGCTGGCATCAACGGCCAATCCGTACAGCCTGCGCAGGATGCATCCGTCCTTGCCTGTACGATCCGGCGGAAAGACGGCGAGATCGCCTTTCCGCCGTCTGCCGTTGCGCTCACGCAACACCTCCAGAGCCTCTTTGTTGAGCGGAACATGGCCACCCGTCTTACGGCGACGCTCTACCCGAACTTTCAGGAAGGCATGCTGCAAGGAAACATCGCTCCATCCAAGCCGCATCAGCTCGCCGAACCGCAGCCCCGTGTTCAGCGCCAGTATGATCAGATCAACCAGATCGGGCAGCAATGGCAGATAGCCGTCTTCAACGGACAACGATTGGGCCGCTTCTATGAGCCTGTCGGCTTCACCGTAGGAGAGGAAGCGCTCACGTTCCTGCGAGCCTTCCGGCAATTCGACTTCGCTGACCGGAGAGGTGGCCGAGGCCCACAGCGGCGCGCCGTTGATCATCGTGATCCGCGCCAGACTGAAAAGCTGCCGCATGATGGCCATGTATTGCAACACCGTGGCTTCGGCCAGCCCCTCCGAGCGCAGGGCATCCATCAACCCTTCCATATGCTCTTTTGTAATGCCGCGAAAAGGAATGTCGCCCAGTCGTCCCCGGATGCCCTTCTCAAATCGTCCGACGTCATGGCTCCACGTGCGCTTGCGTTTTTTGGCGACCGGCATGTAGTAATCGTCAAAGAAGGCAGCGACCGTCATGGTGTCGGCCTCAGAACTTTCGGCCTTCCGGCGCTGCTGGTTTGCCTCGCGCAGTTCGGCAACGGTCTGAGGACCACTGCCTGTACGCGTCGCTTCCTTGAGCTTGGCCAGCATGCCCTGCGCCTTGTCTGCAGACCAGCCCTCGGATGCCCATCCGAGCCCTTCCTCGCATCGTTTGCCGCCAACGTTATGCCTGATGGCGAAGTAGCGATCCGCACGCCCATTTTTGAGGCGGCGCGTGGGATGCTCGTAGCAACGAATACCCGAAGCGACAGTTATCCATTTTACCGGCATTCCTCTCCCCATTCTCTCCCCCATTTGGGGAAAGTAGAAGTGCGTCTAAGTCCGGTATACTGGATAGAACAGTTTGATCTTTCGCGCAATAGTGCGTCTAAGTGCGCTCCTGTTATGCACGTTGATGGACTGAAAATCCCCGTGTGGGCAGTTCAATTCTGTCCCCCGGCACCACTTGGAAATACAGGACTTGTGTCTTATGGGCACAAGTCCTTTTTTCGTATCTGTCTGCGTACCCTTCTACCCGTTCTGCCAATACGACGAGCTACGGGTTCTCCTCACAATGCCTTTGAGGGAGCGCCCTGTTTCTCATCCCCTTTCGTCTTGCCCACAAGAAAAATCGAATCTCTATGTTTCATTGACTCATAGTGGTCAGCTTACCGCTATTGCCTTGTCTTGTTCAAAGCAAACAGGATGCTGTTGTAGATATGCTCAAGCGATTTTTCATCGGTTTGAGACAGGGCTTCAATCAGCCTTTCTTTGATCTCGCTCGCTACAAGGGGGCTCTTATCAAAAATAAACAGATAAGGCGCCAACCTAGCCCCTCGCCTGCCGCGAACCGGCCCACGCGAGGATCAGGCCGAGTACCGCTCCGAGCAAGGCGGCGAACAGCACCCGGAAGGCTTCTGGCAGCAGAAACGTAATGGTATGGACGGGGATCCAGAAGAAGAGCACGGTGCGGAACAGCACCAGCCGCCACATGACGTCCCAGTTGACCGACTTCAACAGCCCGCCGACGTCGGGAAGGTGCCACAAGCAGCGCAGCGTCCCCTCATAACGGGCGATATGCAGATCGCTGACCTTATGGGCCACCATGAGGACCGGCGCAAACAAGGTGTTCAGGCACAAACTGATGGCAAACGCCGTGAGCAGTTTCTCCGTGCCGAACGGACCGGCCAGCGCACGCGCGGCCCAATCCATGCCGATCCGGGACATGGCCAGCGGTACGCCAGCGGAAAAAATCATGAACGCCAGCGTGATGCATATACCGAGAACGCCCCATGCCAGCGCGCGGGGCACGAGGCCGAAACGAGGCGGCAGGTAACGCCCTAGCAGCATCCGCTGCGCAAGGCTTTCCCCGAACGTTGCGAGCAACGCGAACTTGCAGAATCCCGCCGCAAAGGGGTGCGCATCCGTCAGTGCCACATACGCCCGCAATACGGTATCGGAAAGAAGCAGAGACAAGACGAGAACAAGGCCGCACCCAAGACACCAGCGATCCGCCGGACGGTCCAAACGAAACCCTTTCATGGATTTTACCTCGAAGCAAACGGTCCTGATCCGGGAAATTCAACGCCAAAGGCATCTCAGCGCCAGCGAAGACAAAGAGCCAAGCCCCCCTCCGTTACCCAGAGATAACTGTCATTCCTCAATGGCAATGCCTACGATGGTTCTCTTCTTATAGTATCCAACCCGGCGAAATCGCACAAGCGGTTAATGGCACACACCACATTGCTCTCTTCAGGTGCTGAGATGGAAACCGACAGCGGCATTAACCTCATGCTCAGCCCAAAGGGAGTTGCTTTTCGTCCAATTACGGTAAAAATCGTGGTAAAACAGATGAATATCCCCATAACCCCACCAGGCCTTCACATGACGCTCTGA